ACCTACTGATTACAAATCAGTTTCCAGCTAACCTCTATCTGACTGATAATATTAGGGATATTATATTTATATCATATAAACAACAGGATAACTTGCGCATACGTTGACATTCGGTGACATATTCGTCATAAGGATACCAGTTGCGTGGTGACCAATTGGTGACCCGTTTTGTATCAGGGGGAATATATGCCGCGATTTAGTGACGGACCCACAGGAAGCATCGCCAAACTACCGACGCCAACGACTGGCACAAAAAAGTTATTCTTTGATGATCATAAAAACAGCCCAACCGGCTTTGGAATTCGCGTCACCGCCAAGGGGCAAAGGGCGTTTATCTTGCGTTACAGCGTAGACGGTAAGCGCAGGCTAAAAACCATAGGCCAATGGCCTGTTTGGTCACTAGACGCCGCCCGTATCGAAGCACAGGTGACACTGCGTGACCTTGCTGGTGGCGCTGATCCACTCGAAGAAAAGCGATTGCGACGCGATGAACATACAATCGCAGATCTAGCAACTGAATGGCTATCCAAGTACGCAACAGGTTTGAAATCAGAGCGTGACATAAAAAGTGCAATTACAAATGATCTGGTGCCTGCAATTGGCCATATGAAAGTTTCAGATGTGCGACGGCGCGACGTCATCGCAGTGCTTGAAGCCAAAGCCGAAAAAGCCCCCAGATCTGCCGCGTTGCTATTGCAGTACAGCCGCAAGATGTTGGATTTCGCAACCGACCGAGATTACGTCGCAGCAAACTGCCTTGCAGGTTTAAAGCCCAGCGCAATTGTCGTGCAGGGTAAGCGCAATGCCCTCGCGCCAGTTGTGCGCTCGCGGGTTCTGGATGATGAAGAAATTTGCAGCTTTTGGGCCAATGCCGATCAAGCCAATCTGCATCCTTTAACAGTCTGTGCGTTGCGCCTGATATTAGTGACCGGCCAGCGCCCCGGCGAAATTGCAGGAATGCACATCAGCGAGATTAATGGCAATGTGTGGACCATCCCAGCTGACAGACGGGGCAAAACAGAAACCGCGCATACAGTTCACCTGACCAATCTTGCGATCCAAATAATTGAGCAGGCGACACGCGAGAAAAACCGGCTCACACAGCGCCGCACAAAGCCCTCTGGTGGCTATCTGTTTGAGGCGAGACCCAGCGCACCGATCACCAATGCAACGCTTGGAAAAGCTATCACACGCGCTGCTGTGCCGCTGGGTATCAAGAGCGTTGAGCCGCATGGAGCTTGGTCGCCACACGATTTGAGGCGAACAATGCGGACAGGTCTTAGCGCCTGTAAAATTCGGCCTGACATTGCAGAATTGACGATCGGTCATACGAAAAAAGGCATCAGCGCCACCTATGACTTGCACAGCTTTGGCACAGAGCGCAGGCACGCCCTTGAGCAGTGGGAAAAACGGCTTCTGCAGATCATCGATGGTGACGCCAATCACACAGGCGGCAACGTGATTGCACTGGAGGCCAAGGCATGACCGAGCGCACACATTGGATAGGCAGCGATGGATATCCCGATCCTGATTATTTAACCCGACGCGTGTCTGCAGTTATATCCGAACACCTGCGTCCAGCTGATCCAGACATAAACTTTTTGCAAGAAATGGACGGTAAAGATTACGCCCGAGGAATTGCAAACGCTGCTGATGATGGTGAATGGCTCGAGCAAACGAAAAACTTGAATGCGGCTGACAAAACAGATCTGTTGCAGCTTAAAAAACTTAGCTCGCTATGTCTCAAGCTCAGAACGCATGTCGGGACGTTGAATAAAGCTGCGTGGCAAGGGCTAAGTGACGGCCTTGACCTTGACAGTCTGTGCTTGAAATTGGAAGTGGCCGAAGAATTCGCCCATCGAACGATTTTCGATATCGATAAGCAAGCGACGTCCGAGGCTAATGACGCAGTCATGGGGCGCCGGAAAAAATTAGCCGCTCGGATGGTCACTGAAGAAGCCGCAAAGTGCTTTGAGGCGCTAACAGGCAGCAAAACTACAATAACGGTCGACCCGATTACCTATAAAGTGTCAGGCAAATGGATCGAGTTTCTAGCATCCATTTTTGCAACGGTCGGCATAGACGCTTCACCCGAAAGGCAGGCGCGTCTTTTAATGGATGAAACTACCAAAAAAATCGCAATTTAGTCCATTATGCAAGCAACGTAATTTCAGCGACACAGGCCCCACAAGCAATCAACGTGGGGTCATGAAATGACACTTGAGTTAAAAAGCGAACGAGACTACGCGGCATCGCGGCAATGCAGTCTCCGCACCGTGCAACGCGAACGGTCAAAGCGTATTGGTCCGCCCTATATCAAGCTAGGCAAGAAAATCTTTTACCGCGTCACAGCGATTGAAGAATGGCTTTTGGCGCAAGAACAGACACAGCCCCGCGCGCATAACATCACAAAATAGAAAACCCCGCTAAGCTGCTGAACAGCCTAACAGGGTCTAGATGGTTTACGCCATATTTCCTTAGCATATTCAGCGGCTTCAAGCAAGTTCTTGAGGCAATAAATGAACAAAAAAATTCTAAAACAAGACGTTCCATGGCAAGGCTATTCTTTTAAAATTGCCACCAAATACGATTTGAAAAAAGACGGATCAAAGCACTTTAGCGGACCCTGTCCACGATGCGGTGGCGTCAACCGTTTTTACATCGGCGAGAAAAACGGCAACTTACTATTAAACTGCAACCAAGGCTGTGAATTTAAAGATTTGGCGCAAATTATGCGCGATGATGGCGTGTACCCCGAACTGCCAAATCTTGAAGCAGCACCGCCGCGCCCAACAGTCTTGAATGACAAAACTTTCAGACACGAACTGCCCGGGCAGCTTTACCACGAAATGAAGGGCGTCCAACTGCATGGCGCGCGTGTTGATGGCAAGACAATTTCTGTCCCGATGCAGCATGCAGACGGCCAGCACGCTGGCGAGCAAAGTATCTGGCCTAATAGTAATAAAAAGTTCACCAAAGGCATGAACACAAAAGGCGCGCATGCCGTCCTCGGCGGCGACGTAGAGGGCGTCACATATCTTTGTGAGGGTTGGGCCACAGCGGCGAGTGCCACAGAAGCAACAGGCCGCCCAGCGGTGTTTTGTGGAAGCGCTAAAAATCTGCCAATTGTTGCTGCTGCACTGCAAGAAAAATATCATGATGCTGAATTTGTAGTTGCGGCAGACAATGACAAAGCCGGCATTGATGCAGCGGAGGCAACGGGCCTGCCGTGGACTGTGCCAAGCCAAGTTGGCCATGATTGGAACGACGCGCATCAGGCGGCGGGGTTAGAAGCTGTTGCGGCTGAAATTCAGGGCAATGTGGTTCAACCAAGCGCAAAGCCAAAGCAATGCCAGGGCACGATTATCGCAACGCCGTTTAAGTGGCGTGATCCAGCAACCATACCGTGCCGAGAATTTTTGTATGGACGAAATTTGATCCGCAAACAGATCAGCGTCACAGTCGCGCCGGGTGGTGTTGGAAAATCGACGCTTGGAGTGGCCGAAGCCGTCGCAATGGCATCTGGTCGCGATTTGCTGGGCGATACTGTCCCATCGAAATTGAAAGTTTGGGTTTACAATCTCGAAGATGAACGCGTCGAAATGCAACGCCGTATCATTGCGGCAATGCAGGCCCACGACGTTGCTTTTGCTGAAATCAAAGATCGGTTGTTTTATGACACTGGCCGCGAGCGTCCACTTTGCACGGCCATCACAATTTCAAATCAAGTGCAAATTATCCAACCTGTAATAGAGGAACTCGCCGAGGAAATCATGCGGCGCGAAATTGACGTGATGATTATTGATCCGTTTGTCAGTTCGCATCAGGTGAACGAAAATGACAACGGCGCAATTGATCAGGTCGCCAAAGAATGGGTCGCGCTCGCCGATCGATGCAACTGTGCGATTGAATTGGTCCATCACACGCGCAAGGCATACGGCCAAGAGGTCACAAGTGAAAGCGGTCGAGGTGCCACAGCTTTACTCGCCGCTGCACGGTCTGCACGCGTCCTTAATAAGATGTCACCAAAAATGCGCGAAGATGCTGGACTGCCCGACGATCATTCAAGTTATTTTTCGATCGATCGCGACAAAGCCAATCTAGCACCTGAAGGGGCGCGGGAATGGCGAAGGATTACACCCTTTACACTGGCAAATGGTGATAGCGTCGGGGTGTGTCAAAATTGGCAGTGGCCCGACGCATTTTCGGACATCACCCCAAAGGATACCCTGCGCTGTCAGAATGCGATTAAAGGACAAAACCTGCGGTTTTCGGATCAAGCGGCTAATTGGGTCGGCGCTACAATCGCAAAAGAATTGGACCTTGATCTGGGCAGTAATAAAAAGCGGCTCAAAACGATAATCAGGACATGGCTTGGTACCGGGGTCTTGGTCAAAAAAGAAGCCCTCGGCCCACAGCGCAAGATGGTGCCAGTCATCGATGTTGGTGAATGGATGACCCAGTGATCTGCGCCACCACCTCAAAAACTATGGTGACGCAAGGTAGCGCAATCCACCCCAGAACAGGTGCGCCACTACCACCCCCCCTAAAGGGGTGGGGGGTGGTGGTAGCGCTACACAACCTGTTGGCCGGTGGTCGCGCAGATTTTAACTTTGAAGCAATGAAAGAGTAAAAAACTATGACTGACATTGAAATCGAAATACTTGGCGATGAGGCCACAGAAGTCGTCCAAGATCATTGCAGCCGGTTGATGCAGACGCTCGGCGCATTTGGGCATTCTGGGGATGAACAGGTTGCTTTTGTTCAACTTGCTTCAAGCCAGCTTCTGGGCGGCAGTCTGGATCTTTGGTTGGAATTGCATGGCGGCGATACCGACACGTTGGGCCGCTTTGTCTGCGCCCGCATCGATGCAAAAAAAACGCGCGATGAGGATGCAAAAACGCGAGATTTGCACTGACAGGCGCTTGGTTTTTGAGGCGGATTCTGGTATGGTCGCGATAGCATTCGCGTCCATGACGGAATGCTACAATTGCTCAAAATACGCACCGCCCATGGCGCGCGTCGGGCCTCATCAAAATCTTAACAAAACGGAGGGCCGACTGTGCCTGACTTCACCCTTGATGCGCGCTTAGACAGCCAAAAGCTGTTGCACGCACGCAAACTGACGCAGAAATTGCACCGCGATCTGGGCGTCAAACACCTGACTGAAATCAAACCACATCAAATGGATTGGACCGCTTTGGCAAAAGCCAAGCGCGATACCACACGCACCTGCACAGAATTGCTTGAGAGCGTTGTTGATGATGCGTGCGAGACACGCGCTGCACAAGTTGAAGCGGCTTTTGACGTTGTGAACGCATTAACTAAAAATCTGGAATCTGAGATGAACCACAGAGACGCAATCGACGACCGATCAATACGGATTGATCCCTACGCAAACGACACAACCGAACACAGCTCTAGTTTGGCAGAAGACGGCGTGACTTGGATTTCATCGGAGGCCACATCACCTGACGGCTTTGCCTTGCGTGCAGGTCAGCCGACGGGTTGTTATGCAAAGCCAAAAGACCGTTCCGAATACCGGACGCTGAAACTTGGCAACTTTATGCAGGCTATGGTCACTGGTCCCAAATCCGATGCCGAGCGCAGGGCATTAGCGGAAAACTCCGACAGCAGCGGCGGTTACAATGTTCCGACACAAACGGTAAACGAGCTAATTGATGCACTGCGCGCAAACTTGGTCGTACAAGCGGCCGGTGCGCGAGTACTTCCGGTCGGCACTGATAGCGTCAAAATCGCAAAGGTTGCCACTGATCCTGTTCCAACATTTCGAACAGAAAATAGCGCAGTCACTGAAAGTGATCCGAGTTTTTCGGCAATTGAATTTGTCCCACGCTCTTGCGCTGTCATAGTTCGGTCAAGCCGCGAATTGCTCGATGACGCCTTGAATATTGGCGATGCTATGCGAAATATGTTGGCTTCTACGCTGGCGCGGACAATTGATCAGACCGCATTAGAGGGAACCGGCGTTGCACCTGTGCCAAAAGGATTACGGCTGCAAACTGGGATTGGTGATGTCGCGCTTAACGGAACATTGTCTAATTATGCTTCGTTTGTAACAGCGCGAAAAACAATCCTGCAGGCGAATGGCGGACCTTTGACCGGCATCATAATGTCACCACGAGACGAGGCAACGCTGACGGGTCTGGTTGACAGCACAGGACAACCGTTGCAGGCACCTGCTGCTATTTCGGCAGTTCCAATGTTTACAACCTCAAGCATCCAAACCGACGCAGGATCTGGCAATGACGAGGCGAATATTTACCTTGGAAACTTTGCAAATTTGCTGATCGCGCTTCGGTCGGATGTGCGAATTGAAATTCTCAGGGAAAGATACGCAGACGTTCATCAATACGCATTTTTGGCGCATATGAGATTTGATATCGGCGTTTCACATCCAGCCAGCTTTTGCAAAATCTCAGGCGTGCAAGGCTGACCAATGGGAGGGGCGGTGCACATCGCTAGCCCGCCCCTCTCACAACCGCGACCGTAAGTCGACAATTAACGCGTCTCGCCCCCGTTCAATCAAAAAAAGGAGCGCTCATGCTCGATCAGTCAAATCACCCCCCGGACCATCTAAGCCCAGAAACATCTGCTTGGTTTTCTGGCGTTGCAAGTCAATATCAACTCGAAAATCACCATGTAAAATTGCTGACGTTGGCAGCTGAAGCGTGGGACCGCTCGCAAGAAGCAAGGCTTGCGTTGCAGGAAAACGGCCTGATTTATTACGATCGATTTTCGCAACCCAAAAGTCGGCCAGAGACCGCGATTTTACGCGATGCTGTGACCATATTTGCTCGGTTGCTGCGTGAACTTGATCTTGATTGCGAGCCACCAGCGGACCGCTCAAGGCCCCCTGCGTTGCTCTCAAACAGGCGTTAACAAATGCCAATCAAGCGCAAATTAACCAAAGCCAAAAAATTCACCATATCTGATCAAGCGCGCAAAATTTGGCGCGAAGGCCGTGGCGAAAAGATATGTCTATTCTCTGACCAAAGCGGCGTGATTTGCGATGAGAGACTAGCGGCGGCTCTAGGGCTAAACGCATTTGTCGCAATGCCAAATCTTCGTAAATTGGCTGAACAACTTTCTGAAACTTCTAACAGATCTGATGGAGACACTCATGTTAGACCTTCAAAAACTCGAAAACGAAATAATTACGGATCATCGACGCCGACAGGCGGCGGCGAAAACGCTGAATAATCAATTTGAACAGCTTAACGTTGCGCTTGAAGCGGCGTCAAAACTGATTGTGTCGGAATTTACGATTTTTATAAAATACGGCTATCGCCCGGTGGCTAAAATCAAACGCAGCGGATTTGAAGCAATTCTGGAAGTTCGGCTATTGCGCGGCGGTGATTTTGAAGATTACGTTGGTCGCTTCACTACAACATACCGACCAGTGGACGCAAAAAATGTCGAATACCGAGCCGTTTTAATGCATCCGAAAAAGACTTTTACGCTGGTTAAGCGGCAACCCAAAGCACTAGCTGCCTCTTTTCTAGCGGGTCACAAAATTCACCTTGAGCGCGCGTTTACAAAGTTTGTAATGGCCTAAAAAACGCAAAACGGGCAGCGTCGAATTTCGCTGCCCGCATGTCGCGTATCCGTTCGCGAATGCCCGATGGAGGCGTCTCCATTATAGCATTTTTGCGGTTGTTGCGAAAGCGGTTGCGGGGTTTTTGTGGGAGTTAATTATACTGCGCGTCGTTTAGCGCCCAGTAGCCCTTGGTGCCTTTTAGGAATTTGTTATTTTGAGCAAAGTCCCATGGCGTTTTACCGTTTTTGTTTTTTGCTTTTGCGTCTGCACCGGCTATCAACAAAATCTGAATTACACCAGCCTTGCAAAGAAAGCATTGAGCCGCCCTGTGCAGCGGTGTTTCGCCACTGCTATCCCGCGCCATGAGGTCTGCACCAGCATCTAGCAATGATTGGATATTTGCAGGGGTACCAGCCAGAGCAACCCCGTGCAGCGGCGTCGAGCCATACCCATTCCGCGCCATGACGTCTGCCCCAGCGGCCAGCAAGACTTGGATATTTGCAGGGGTACCAGTCAGAGCAACCCAGTGCAGCGGCGTCAAGCCAAACTCATTCCGCGCCATGACGTCTGCACCAGCGGCCAGCAAGACTTGGATATTTGCAGGAGTGCCGTCCCGAGCAGCATAGTGCAGCGGTGTCGAGCCATACTCTGTCCGCGCCGTGACGTCTGCACCGCCATCCAACTCAGCCTGCACACCAACCGCAGTCGACGTTTTCCACCAGTCTTTATCACAAAGATTGCCACACTCAGCCCCCGCCTGCGAACCAAACGTCAACAACAGTGCTATTATTGCGGCGCGCATGGCGTGATACCCCTCAAATGTTACGAGGCGAGTTTATCAGGCACATTGGTTTTGAATAGATGGAATTTGACAGCTGATCTGGCTTTAATCAAAATGGTGACCAATCGGTGACCCGTGCAAAAATAGAAACAGTCGCAAAACCTGTAAGGTCTTTAACTTATTGATTTATATTGTTAATATGGTGCCCCCACACGGACTCGAACCGCGGACCTACTGATTACAAATCAGTTTCCAGCTAACCTCTATCTGACTGATAATATTAGGGATATTATATTTATATCATATAAACAACAGGATAACTTGCGCATACGTTGACATTCGGTGACATATT